TCAAAAGAAATGCAGGCTAAACGAACTAGTGGGGCTACACCTACAATGGCTGCTCCCGGCGTAAGAAAGGCCCAGCAAACTAAAGCTAAGGACTTGACAACCCCCACCCCCGCTCCTGCTAACATAAACCCAAAAGGTATGACAGGCACGGCTAAACCCCCCGTTGCGGATATGATGCGCCGAGAAGCTGCTACTGCTCCCGGTATGGTCGCTGAAGGTATGGCTAAATCTGTCGGGGAAGCAAAAAGCCGTGGGGCAGACAAGTTTATTGGTAAAGACGGTACGCAAAAAGCAGCGGTCACTAAAGAAGAATTAGAAGCCTCTGGGTTAATCCTGCGAGATTACTTAAACCAGCAGCAGGGCAAAACCCGTCGCCCCGAAATGAAATCTGGTGGGATGGCTAAGGCTTACAAGAAAGGCGGTAAGGTTAGAGGTATGAATTACGGTGGTAAAGTTGAAGGCATGAAGTCTGGCGGTAAAGTTCGCGGTGCCGGTATTGCTCATAAGGGCACCCGTGCTTGTAAAATTCGGTAGTGCGTAACTACTACCGTAAAGAAACTAGCACGTGCGGATACAAGAAAGGTGGTACTGTAAAAGATGCGTGCTATACCAAGGTAAAGAAGCAATATAAAGTGTTCCCGTCAGCCTATGCTTCGGGAGCCATTGCTAAATGTCGGAAGAAAAAGGCCGGTAAGTAATGCGTAAGAAGATACGTAAGACTGAGAAAGGTGCTTCGTTAAAGCGTTGGTTCAAAGAGGACTGGAAAGACGTTAGCACTGGCAAGGCTTGTGGTAGGAAGAAGGGGGACGGGCGTGGTACTCCATATTGCCGTCCCAGCAAGCGGGTATCTGAGAAGACTCCTAAGACCTCTGGCGAGATGTCTAGCGCCGAGAAGAAAAAGAAGGTAGCTGAGAAGAGAAGTCTCGGCCAACCAGCGGGTAAACCACGCAGAGTTGCCCCCACAAAACGAAAGGGTAAATAACATGGGTATGGGTGTTAAGCACTACTTTAAAGATGGTAAAGAGCACAAGGGTAGTATGCACAAGCACCCCGATGGGACTCTTATGACTGGGAAAAGTATGTCTAATGCGTCCAAAAAATTGTTCCACTATGGCAAGCTCTCTGGTAAAGCCAAAGTTAAAGCTAAATCAGGGTGGGGTAAATAATGGCTACGTCAGGAACTACAGCGTTTAACATGGACTTCACGGAGATTGCCGAGGAATCGTGGGAACGGGCTGGGCGTGAAATGCGTTCTGGCTACGATCTCAAGACTGCTCGGCGCTCTATGAATCTGCTTACTATTGAGTGGCAGAACCGTGGTATTAACATGTGGACTATAGACAGCGGTACTATACCCCTTACCCAAGGGACTGGGCAGTACGACCTCCCTGCGGATACTATAGACCTGTTAGAACATCAGGTACGGACAAATAGTGGCAATGTGAATACCCAGTCTGATCTTACCCTAAGTCGTATTAGTGTAAGTACTTACGCTAGTATCCCAAACAAGTTAACCCAAGGCAGGCCAATCCAGCTTTATATAGAGCGGTTACGGGATGCCCCAAAAGTTAACGTCTGGCCTGTACCGGACAACGATAGCTATACGTTATACTACTGGCGTATGCGTAGGATTGAAGACGCTGGGAGTGGTGTACAGACCTCAGACATGAACTTTAGATTCTTTCCGGTATTAGTAGCAGGGTTAGCTTACTATATAGCTATGAAAGTGCCTGAGTTAGTAGACAGGGTTGGTATGTTAAAGTCTATCTACGATGAGCAATTCCAGCTAGCCGCAGGAGAAGACAGGGAGAAAGCATCAGTTAGGTTTGTACCGCGTATGGGGTATTTATAGCCGTGGCTAGTCAATTTGCTTCCAGTAAGAAGGCTATAGCGTATTGCGATATATGCGGTTGGGAATATAAGCTAAAAGAGTTACGAAGTCTTATAGTTAAAAACAGGGATACCAACGTAAAAGCCTGTCCTGAGTGTTGGAATGAAGACCAACCCCAGCTAAGGTTAGGCGAGTTTCCTGTTAATGATCCGCAAGCCTTACGCGATCCTCGACCAGATACTAGTTTAGGAGAGGCAGGAGATTACAGCAGTAGAGATATACAGTGGGGGTGGAACCCAGTAGGCGGGGGGTTTGACCCATATAGCTTAACGCCTAATGCCCTAGTACTTAGTGGTAAGATAGGTGAAGTTACGGTAACAACTTAATAGGAATACAATAATGAACGTATTTGGCATGAAGGAAGTGAAAGTAATCAAAGACAAAGGAGTGCAACCTTGTGGGCACGCTCCTAAACCGAATATGGAAGGGGTTAAAACCTCGGGCACAAAAGTCCGTGGCACTGGCTGTGCGACTAAAGGGTTATATGCCCGTGGCCCTATGGCGTAACCTATGAACTATACCGAGCTAAAAACCAATATCCAAGACATTTGTGAGAACACGTTCACAGATGAACAGCTCGCTATGTTTACGCAACAAGCTGAACAAAAAATATACAACTCTGTACAGCTACCTGCACTGCGTAAAAACGTTACTGGCACACTAAGTACCGGAGTTCAGTACCTAGGGATACCCACTGACTTTTTATGGTCTTATTCTTTAGCGGTTATAGACGGTAGTGGCGACTACACTTACTTATTGAACAAAGACGTTAATTTTATCCGAGAAGCATACCCAAATAATACGGGTACGGGGGTACCTAAACACTACGCTTACTTTGATGACGATTCTTTTATAGTCGGCCCTACTCCTAACAGTAACTACTCTATGGAGCTACACTACGGGTATTACCCGGAATCTATAGTAACTGCTGGCACTACGTGGCTAGGTAATGAATTTGACTCTGCGTTATTAAATGGGGCGCTAGTAGAAGCCATAAGATTTATGAAAGGCGAACCAGATATTATAGGTAACTACGAGAAGATGTTTGTGTTATCTATGGGTCTATTAAAGAATCTTGGTGATGGGAAACTACGCGAAGATACGTATCGTTCTGGGCAATACAGATCACCAGTTAGCTAAGGAAACATAACATGGCAATTACACAAGCAATGTGTACTTCATTTAAAATCGCTCTGCTAGACGGAGAGATGGATTTTAGTGGAGATACATCCCAAGTATTTAAAATAGCATTGTATACTTCTAGTGCAACTTTAAGTGCGGCTACTACAGCGTATTCGGCTACTAACGAAGTATCCGGTACAAACTATGTTGCGGGGGGAAATACATTAACAATCTCTGCTAACCCTGCGGCTACGGGCACTACAGCGTTCTTAGACTTTACGGACTCTACGTGGGCTAGCGCCACTATTACTGCTAGAGGTGCATTGATATACAGCACTTCAGCCGGTAACCCCGCCGTAGCAGTCCTAGATTTTGGGGCAGACAAAACGTCTACCGCTGGCGATTTTACTGTGCAATTCCCCGCCGGGGACGCTACAAACGCTATTATACGTATCGCTACGTAGGGCGCATAGATGCCGTCTTCTGTCGAATACATAGGTTGGGGTAGCGGTGCTTGGGGACAAACTCCTTGGGGCACTGACCTAACCATAGTATCGGTAGATGGTGTAGCCGCCGTTGGGCAAGTAGGCGCTGTTACGGTAGACGCCGAAGCAAATGCCCCTGTAACGGGCGTAGCGGCAGTAGGGCAAGTAGGTACTGCAACGGTAGACGCTGAAGCAAATGCCCCTGTAACAGGTATAGCGGCAGTAGGGCAAGTAGGCACCGCAACGGTAGACGCTGAAGCAAATGCCCCTGTAACAGGTGTAGCGGCCGTTGGACAAGTAGGCTCAGTTACTGTAGATGCCGAAGCAAATGCCCCCGTAACAGGTGTAGCGGCCGTTGGACAAGTAGGTACAGTAAATGTATGGGGTGAGGTTGATGACACCCAAGACCCAAATTGGCAGAGCATAAATACAAGCCAAGATAGTAATTGGAACTCTATAACAGATATACAAGACCCGAATTGGGAAAGAATAGCCGCATGAGGTTAGTTAAATGACAACACAATATACTCCGATATTAAAATTAGCCCTACCCGTTCAAGGGGAGTTAAGCGGTACGTGGGGGGACGTAGTAAACGACAGTATAACCTCTATGGTAGAGCAGGCGATTGCGGGGCTATCCGTTGTAAACACGTGGACTACTAACTCTCATGTGTTAACCACGGCAAACGGCGTCACTGCGGAGTCTCGCGCAGCAATGCTGTCCTTAACTGACTCTGGCACCGCGCTGACCGGAGCAGGTAGCGTAATTTGTCCCGCGCTGAGTAAAACATATATTGTCAAGAACGGCACGGCCCAAGTAATCACAGTTAAAACGGCCGCTGGTTCCGGCATAGCGGTTCCTGTCGGTAAAACCATGCTCGTATATTGCGACGGTACAAACGTACTAGAAGCTGTAGACCACGTAGTTACCCTATCTGCTGGCACCCTGACCATTACGGGCCTTACTACTTTCGCCTCTCTTAAAGGTACTGGCGCGACCACTGTTACTAACATCCTTGACGAAGATAACATGGCGTCAGACAGCGCCACAGCCATTGCTACCCAGCAGTCAATCAAAGCGTATGTAGACAGCCAAGTTGGCACTGTTGACACCCTTTCGGAAATTCTGGCTAACGGTAACACCACTGGCGCGAATGACATTGATGTAGATGGCGCTCAGAAAGTGCAGTTCCGAGATGCGGCTATATACATCAACTCCAGCGTAGACGGCCAGCTAGATATTGTAGCTGACACTGAGATTCAGATTGCTGCGACTACGGTTGACCTGAATGGCAACCTTGATGTTTCAGGTACTGCCCTTGTTACAGGCGTTCTAACTACAACTGCAGCTACAGTTTTTAACGGTGGCTTTGCTTCTAATGCTGATTCTACTCTTGGTACTGATAAGAAAGTGCAGTTCCGCGATGCAGCTATATACATCAACTCCAGCGTAGACGGCCAGCTAGATATTGTTGCGGACACTGAAATTCAAATTGCTGCAACGACAGTTGATATTAATGGTGCCGTTGATGTTTCAGGCACTCTAGGTGTTACGGGAAATGTAGAATTTAACGGCCTTAACCCTACAGTTACTTATGATTTTAATGGTTCAGGCACAGTAACTTCGGCTGACTCTCTAGCTTATATAAAGTTAGGTTCTGGTATTTCAACAGGAGTTGATATTTCTGCTACTCCAGTCGTTGCGCCAAGCTGGTCAGCAGCTACAGGCACTGTATACGCCGATAACAAGTTTAGAATTTTAGCTGCAAAAGGCAATAGTACAGACGCCTTAGCTGTAGCGACAGCGGGTAGTGCTTCTGGTTATGGCGACACTGTTGTTATAGGCAACGTAGATGTTAATGGCGTTGATACTAAACTTATTACAGGCTTAGGTATTGACGGAGAACTAATAACTTTAGCAGGAAATGCAACAGCTACCGGAACCCTTGCAGTAACAGGAGAAATCGCAGCCAACGGCGGCATAGCACTGGGTGATTCTGACAAGGCTACTTTTGGTAGCAGTGATGACCTACAGATTTATCATGATGGTAGTAATAGCTGGATACACGATGGAGGCACTGGAAACCTCAACATTGAGGGTCGTAATATATTTATTATAGGTGCTAATAATGATACTAATTTAGCTGGTTTTATAGACGGTGCAGAAGCTCGTTTATATTACAATGGCTCACAAAAACTAGCCACCACCGCCACAGGCATAGACGTCACTGGCACTGTCACGGCTGATGGGCTGACTGTTAGCAAAACAGACGGCTCAATAGTTAAACTAGAAAGCACAGGCACAGGGTTAGGTGCTGGCGCGGTTATTGGCGACCTTCAGTTCTACGGTAATGACGCATCAACGCCGGGAGCCGGTATAAAAGCATCCATTACTGCTACTACAGTTGCTGCGCTTGGCGATGATTCACAGTTGATGTTCAGCACTTCCGATGGAACTACCAACAACGTCAAT